GAATGGTCCGTGGACCGTTCTGGTTGAGAGCAGTCATGGAAAGAGCTATAAAGTCTCCCCAGGATGCTCGTGATATTTCGAAGCAGGAAATCACCCGCATGGCGCAATTTACGTCGTGCAAAGGATTTCCCTCTCCCGGCTTAATCAAGCAAGGAACTTCGATTCTCGAACATCGGCTGACTGTTACAAACAGCCAACCGATAACCGATGAACGACTCGAAGTAATCGAGTTGTTATCGCAACGAATTGGAAAGAGGATCGGTCTGAAAACCGCAAAGCGGGTTCTACAGAACTCAGAACACGTTTCTCTTACGAACCGATCTTCCTATGGTTCCTCCCGATCAAAAGGGGGAAGGGCGACAGAAGTCGCTTGCCATTGGAAGGATTGGGCCATCGATAAAATCGATGAGCCACGGTTTATCGACGACTGTATGGTCGGCGATTGGTTCAGCGAGCCCAACGGCATTACCGATGGGGTCGTTTGGTTGTGCGAACTAAACCACACGACCTTCGAACTAAGGGCCCCAACGGGGCACTACGCCAGTATCAAAGATTGGTTCGAGCAGGGTTACCCTCTCGTCAATGGTAGTGGCGCTCTCTTCGGAGAGTGCCCTGTTAATGATTTAATCATTGGCGCCATGGGCGAGCAACAAGGCTTTAACTATGAAGATATTCCACCGGACAGAAGGACCATTGAATGGATCTACTGGGGTATGTTCAACTTTGTTGACATACACGAGGTGAACTGGAAAAGGGTCATCGTGCGTCCCTTAAGGGAGGCAGAGGATGAACTCAATTTCGAAGAAGCCTATAATAGTGTCTTCTTTGGAGAGAACTTGGCCGGGTACAACGGCAATGTCGGTGTACAGGTAACGCAGATTGCGTTCCGGTCACTCGTAGCCAAGGGGGCTTTGAAGCCTTACCTTGTCTACAATCCCGAGATTAACGATATGCGTATTATATGCAAAGCTAATCCGAAGCTTGACGCAGAAGGGAATCCCCTGCTGTGGCATAGCAAAATGAGGACGGCCTGTAAGCCAGAAACTGGCGGAAAGGCTCGAATCTTTACAATCCAAGAGTGGGACCGGACGATTGCTTTACAACCGTTCGGACACTTCTTTGTGGACTGTCTCAAGTCACTCCCAGAGGCTGAAGCCGGGCTCAGCAGAGAAAATGCTGGGTGGGAGTGGGCAAATGGACTATGCAAATCAGGTATCCTGAAATCGCTTTTACAGTCCTTTCAGGTCATGACTAATGACCTAGATACCGCAACCGATTTTGGAGAATTCTCCGTCGGTAAATCCATCCTTAAAGGAGTCTTTAAGGGGATAAGTGCGGACAGAAAAGAGTGCGCAATGTCACTATGGTGGCACGCATACTTACGCTCAGGAGCTGAGCTACTCTGCTCTGGAGTGATGATTGAATCGCCTCCGGCTTAACCGGAGGGACTGCCGATTCAAC